CAGCCGCTGCACCGCCTCCTCCCCCGCCGCCAACAACCAGCACATCCGCATAGCCAGCGGTAACAACATTCAGCGACGAATTACCCGTGAACGTCCAATAGTCATACGTCACCCCACCCGACGTGTAGTTACCCGTAGGGGTGTCAGTGATCGTTGCCCCACCGATACGGGAAGGGGTGTTAAAACCTTGAACGGTTGAAAGTTTATTGATAGTCATGTCAGACCTTCACTCGTACGATCACAATGCCCGAACCGCCAGCCCCACCAGACAAGCCAGCATTACGCCCACAACCTCCACCACCACCGCCAGTATTGGCTGTGCCAGCAGTTCCACTTGCGCTATTTGAACCAGCACCACCACCACCGGAACCACCGGAAGCACCGTGCCCACCCCCGCCGCCAGCGCGGGTAACAGATGAACCCGTAATAGAAGACGCAAGACCATTACCGCCAGTGCTTCCAGCATTTCCATTAGCACCAGCGGCTCCCGCACCCCCACCGCCACCAGCATTATTCGCACCAGCGTTATTTCCGCCAGAGTTACCTAAACCAGAAGTACCCGATCCCCCATTGGCAGCAGTTCCAGAAGTAGCCGCACCGCCACCCGATCCGCCTTCTCCACCAGTAAGAGCCTGACCACCATTTTGCGTAGTCTGTCCACCACCACCGCCGCCGCCCGTGCAGTAGTAAGAAGCAAGCCTGCTAGTACCGCCATCAAGACCACGCCCACCAGTGGGACCGGTTGTTCCTCCCGCTCCTCCAGCACCAACGACGACAGTTAAAGAACCTGAAGCCAGGTAAGCATCTGTAACAGAAAGATACCCGCCAGCCCCTCCTCCGCCGCCAAGGTCCATGCCTCCGCCGCCGCCACCACCACCAACAAGAAGGATGTCAGCAAAACCGCCAGAGTTCACGGTCAGCGTGCCGTTCCCCGTAAACGAGAAATAGTTATACGTAAACCCGCCATCCGTATACGTACCCGTGGGAGTACCGCTAATGACAGCGTTAGGGACACTCGTCGTGACACTCAACCCAGAATTACGGAACGAACTAACAGCCATGTCAGGTGATCTCCGTCAAAAACGCCGAGAACGCACACGTCGAAGCAGACGACGACACGCGCAAAAACTTATCCGCATCAAGAGCAACACCAAGCGTCAAAGCAACCGTGTCATTACCCGCCACAACAGCGTCATACACAAGAAACTCAGACACGCCAGGAGTACCAGCAGTCGTATCCAAACCGATACGCACCGTCACATTAGACGACGCCTGGTTACACACAACCAGCGACGACACAACAGCCTCCGTCGCGGCAGGCGTGTTATACAGAGTCGCGTACGTGCCCGTGCTGTTAGTGCCAGCACACTGCGAGAACTTGTAAGCATTAGCCATGAACCTAACCTCCCATCAAAAAGAACGAACTGAAATCCCCGCCACCAGCGGCAGCAGCCCAAGAAACACCAGTACTTGCGTTAGAGTCAGCAGTCAACACGAAACCATTAGTGCCAACAGCCACGTTATCCACCGCACCACTACCGGTAGCGGCAATAAGGTCACCCTTAGCGGTGACAATGGACGGGGCAATAAACCCAGTACCATTAATGAAAGAGTTAGGTTCATCGAAATCACGGGCAGACACGCCATGATTCACGGCAGCACCAGCATCATGCGACTTAGCAGTCGTACCATCAACAGCGCGAGTCACCGTCAACGTGGTGCCGGAACGGTTCGTCACCTCAACGACTTCCTCATTCACCGTATCCTGGTCAATGATCAGGGTGTACGGGAACGACGCGGGCCAACCAGACACCGCCACCACACCGATAGTGGTAGTACTGTCGTTGATACCCGTCGATAGTGTCGTTCGGGCCGCAGTAGACGAATAGTATCTACGTGCCATATGTTATTCCTTTACCTAGCGGGTGTAGTAACTACGGACTGGGAACAGGTTCTGCAAACCACGAGTCTCCTCAGCCAAACGGACCTGGTACATTTGCAGCAAGAACCTAGACAGGGATGCTGCATTGTTTTGGTTACGTGGCTGACCCGAGTAGTCCGCCTCAGCCGATTGACCCGACAAGTGGGCAGAGTCAAAGTACGGTGTCAAACGGTAGGATGCACCGAAACGGATAAGGTCCTCACAGGACGATGGTAAACCAGTAGTCGTGGCAAACGGGTCACTGTCATTCACCAGCGGTGACGGTTCTTTCGTGAACACGATATTCATTGCCGCACCAGGAACGATAGAATCGTACACACTGATCGTGACACCGGTGGAGAACACTGACGTGGCAGCGTGCTTATCGACACGCAACCTGCGTACAGGCAGCCACTCCTTAGACGGGCCAGTGGTCCGCCACGACACTTGCAGAACATCCAACGCCCCAGCAGGCAAGGCGTACGTGCTGATGGCGGGCTGGAATGTTACCGTCGTCTCACCCACCGCGAACAATTCAGGATACACGGAGATGATAGCGTCATTAATGGCCTGCTTCACCATGTTACGTGGAAACATTGGTGAGGATACGACACGTACACCAGGTGCGTACGCTGCAGCAGTAGTGCCACGGAACCCGCGACCATACGGGGGGACAGTGATAGTTTTAGCGGACGAGTCGATAGAGTCAACCCAAATGATTTCGTCACCGATCTCCACAATGCCACGCGAGATAGCGGTCACGTCATTCACCGACAGGACAGTCGCTGATGCTGTTGCTGAGGCAGTCAGATACGTTGCCTGATCCTGCAGTGTCGTGTAACCATACAGTTGCATCAACGTCTGGTCAGTTAACTGGCTGAACGTACTCATCTAGTTGCTCGCATTCACGAAACGGGCCGTGTTCTTGTTCACGATCATGGACGCCGGGGGCATAGTATTTGCGTCATACGGGCGACCCAAAGCACGAGAAGCAGTCTCAGCCTGACGTACCTTGTCAATGGTTGTCCCCTCGGGTTGGATTCCGTTACGTCTCGCCGTCTCATACGCGGCAAGATCACTCTTAGTTTTCGACCACATAGACGACAAACCACTCGTCACGGTTGCGTTAATGGTTGGGTTCGCTGCCTGTAAACATTCAGCGTATGTGGCGTGGTTCTTTGTTTTGCAGCCTGTGCGGCAGTTATTCGACAACAATGTATTGTCCGTATCCTGCCGCCACCACGGCGGCCTCCGACTCGTCATCAAGAATGTTTGTTGCACCGCCACGGAAATAGTAGTCCGCGTCAGTGATGGCCTCTTGTGCCGGGAACGTGAGCAGTTCACCCGACGTTCCAGTGATCAAAAGTGCCTGACCGTTATCAATCGGGTAACGGCTCAACAGCACGTTGTCCGTGTATGCTAGTTCAATAGTGGGTAGCACAAGGTATCTAGATGGCACGTACACGGTCCCCGTGAAGTTTGAACTGAACACTAGCGGCCTAGCAGCGACTGGTGCCACAACATACAATGTCGCAGTCAGATTACTCTCAGACGACAGTGTTGCTGTAGCAAGCCGCAACCTAGTTGACGTTGCCACCAAGTCAGACGACCCGATAACGATACTCGCTGCAGCGTTAATCACCTTCACGTTCACCGTCAACGACGCCTCAGCAGACATGACTGCGGAAGCGAACAGCACACCGAAACCGTTAGCGGCAAGGTCAGACTCGGAAGACAATGCTGCTTCCGCGAAAGCCCTCAACGTGGCCGTAGACGTGAGATCAGACTCACCCGACATTGACGCCTCAGCAGAGGCAATCAAGAACAATGCGGATGTTAAATCCGATTCACCAGAAAGTGAAGCAGAACCTTCAAATGATAGGCCGTAGCCCAGCATTTGAACAACTGGTTCCGTAATGTCAATGAGCATTACGACAGGCTGAGAGTCACAGCCGATGTTGCAAACTCAACACTGTCCCCAGCGGAAACAGTGCGGGACACGGTGAGAGGACCGTAGGCGAGACGCTTCGGTGAACCCGCATTGTCCCAAATCTCAATACCCACCACGGTACACGCAGGCATACCGGTGAATGTGACAGCGGAACCGTTAGTGATAGAACCACTAGATGCCGCACCGAACGTGATCGTCTGTCGGGCGTACGAGCCACCAGTCACCTCAGTGCCGGGGGCCGAGTCGGAACCGTTAGCCGTCATCAGGGCCAACTTGATCGGCGTGGTGACAGTGTACGCGGACGTACCCACCAGCGCATCAAGCAACTGATTCTCAATAGTGTTAGGGAGATTGTCAGCCACGCTGAATCCTTATCTTTGTAGAAACAAAACCAGTAGTGCAGTGGAGGCCACACCCGCTATGTGATGTGGCCCCCACCAGCCATCAACTAGGCGATGGACGAACCAGACTCAATCCGGTACAGTGCGGACTGACGGTAGATGGACCAGCCCTGGAGGCTGTACCAGCCGACCGGGCGGAACCGCATCAACTTGTCAACGACGGGACCGATAACGATACCCGGCTCAACAGCGGTCGCCTCAGCGAGTGCCTGCTGGCCTGCGATGATCGAACGGTACACCTTCGCGGACGAGGTGCCGTCATTCGCGGTGAAGGCGCGAGGCGTCTCCACGACGTAAGCGCCACCGTACACACCGGTCGTCGCGTTGAGGATGTTCCCCACGTTCGGATCGGTGTACTTGCGGATGTCCTCAAACGAGAGGGAGCCGGTCTCCGAACGGAGATCGTGCGCCACCTCGGGGTGCAGGTATGCTGCGTACAGCATTCCCTCACGCGGGACAGCGTTTGCTGCACGCATCTTGGCGACAGCCGTACGGATGTACTCGCCCTCGATCACGTCGGTCGCGGTGATACCGGAAGTGGCAGTGTTGCCAGTTCCCGCGTAGATCACGTTGGTGCCGGTGATGAGGGTCGACACGACCAGGCGGTCGATCGAATCTGCCATGTTGTAGGCGACAATGTTAGCGATTGCCGGGTCAACATCGGAGAACGCGAACTCACCCAACTTGCGGGTGTTCAGCACAGTGTTGCCGTACTCGTTCAGAGTAACAGTCACCGTGTTCACGTCCGACAGTGCCACAGCGTTCGGGTCCACAGTCTCCGACAGCGTGCTTGTGGCAGCGGTCAGGTCCTGGTACAGGGAGAACACCACGGACGAACCGGGCATTGCCTGCTGCACCGGGCGCTTGTCGGCGAGGTTGCGGAACAGCGGTTGCGAACGAAGAGCGAACTCAACGTAACGGTCATAGGCTGCCTTAACCAAACCGGCAAGGGCCGTGGTAGAAGTGTATGCGTTAGACATTTGTAGCGTTCACCTCCTTAGGTGAATAGTTGTTGTGAAAGATACCTAGCGAGAATGCTAGATAGCCTGCGGTCCCAGGGCGTTACCGAACAGAACCCTGTTGAGTTCTTCCGGTGTTTGGGCTGCACGGATAAGTGCATCCAACTGGTCTGGGTCACCCGCGTAGGTTTCACCCGTATTCTGCACGTTGGCGATACGGTTGAGAGCCTGCAATTCAGGATTCGGAGCCGCAGGCTGCTCCTCGCTTTGCGGCTTGGCACCGAACACGTCACCGTACTCGGCAACCCAAGCCTCAACCTCCTCAGCGGAGGTCACATCCTCGGGAATGAACTTGGAGATTTTCTCCGGCAGTCCCTTGGATGCGAGAACGTCCTTGACTGAGCGTTCACGGACACTGTTCTTCATGTTCGTGAGATTGTCTAGCAGTTCTTTGTTCTGCTTCTTCATCTCACGGTATGCTTTACGCAGTTCCTTCATCGCGTTCGACTCTGCTTGAGCGTCCTCAAATGCGTCGTCGTCGTCCCAGTCAAAATTGGACATTGGTACTCCCTTACTATTCGATAGGTGAATCGCCACCCACATCATCAACCGGGGAAGTAGATGATGGCTGTGACTCTCGGACTCATACACTGACGGGGCCGATCGATCCGTCTAGGAGTGGACGTGCCCAGTATCGAACTGGGGTTTGGACAATCTTAACCTTTTGGGAAAGAATTGTCCACTCACCTGTCACGCCCGTATTCAGTTATATGCCAGGAGTCCTAGCGAGAGTGCCACTCGTGATACCGCCAGCGGTGCCACCGAAACGTGCACGCTCACGAGACTGCAAACCACGAACCTTACGGCGGGCTTCCTCATCCAAGTCCAACTGGGACAAGGCAGTCTCCTCAGCAGTCAACGTGCCCTGCTCAATCTGGGCCAGACGTTCCGTAGTACGCTGCGTCCTAGCAATATCCGCAAGTTGCGGCTCAATCTGCGTGCCCATAATGTCACGCTCACCGCCAAGGAACTCACCGATACGCTCAGACACACCAGCACCAAACTCCAAACCGGCACGTTGCGCGTAACCACCGACGATGGCGGCGTTAGCGCGACGTTGAATCTCACCCGTCGTGCGCTGCGGGTCCAGAACGTAGGATGTGAGTGTCGCGGGGTCCACGTTGTAGAAGCGTTGCAGGCTGTCGCGGACTTCTTGCGGGGTCTCTGCGACTACTCTTTGTGCGTCCGTGATCCTGTCGCGTACTTCGTTGACGGATAGGGAGAAGTCGCCAACGAGTCTTGCGATAGCGTCGTACTCTGCCTGTGTACCAGACTGACCTAGGTAGTCGCGTAGTCCTGCCTCACGGAATGCCTGACGGTACTGTGTCTCCAGGTTCAGGTATTCTGCTTCATTGCGAACATCAGCGACACCACGCTGCTGCAAACCAAGCAGCCCCTTGAACCGAACCTTGTACGGTTCCGTTTGTCGTAGACGCTCGGAGATAACGTTAACATTCGTGCCCCACTGGTTGATCAAAGACTCAATTTCACCAGACAGGGAACCAAGACCGTACTGGTTTAGGATTCCCTGCAAGAATGCACCAGCGCCCTCGCGGGCTTGGCGGCGTTCCTCGTCACGTTGATCCTGAAGGGCTCTAAGTTGGTCTTCTAAGGCCCTAAGTCGTGCCCTTTCCGCCTCTGACATGCCACCAGTAGACGCGGGTGTAGTCGCTGGCGTAGGGGATTGAGTAGGCCCTGTCGGTCCCGTTGGTGCTGGAGCGGGGGCACCAGGCTGACTTGTTCCACCTGGAACATTAGACGGTCCACCACCAATAAACTGACCACCACCAGCGGGAGTCCAAGAAAGACCACCAGAAACAGAAGGCGCTACATCGGCAGAGGGACGTGTTCGCGCCTCAGCCCTAGCCAACTGGGCCATCTCGGCAGCGATACGGCCCTCACCGGAAGGAGGATTACGTCTAGCCATCAGCGGAATCCAAACATCTGCAGCAACTTAGTCCCCACATCCGTGTACGTGGAATAAGCATTATCCGTATACTGCCAGCGAGGGTCCTCACGAACCTGCCGCTCAAACTCATACAACGGGACAACACTAGGCTTACCGTCAGCACCGACACCCTGCAAGCCACGCTGCAGCAACGGATCATTAAAGTCAATCGCCGTATCGTCCATCTCCAGCAAGCGAGCCATCTTCTCCTTATACGGAGCAGCAATATCCGCAATATCGTAACCGGCATCAATGCGGTCCGACCATGCCGGATACGCCCCAGCCATGTACATGCGACGAAGATCATTCTTGGCGTCATTAATGGTCAAAGAACCAGACCCGATTTTTCTAACATAATCCTGCACCATCATCGGAGAAAGGCTAATACCATTAGACCTAGCCCACGATTCAAGATTTGACTGTGCCGTACCTGCGACACCACGAAAATCACCATCAACTGGAGTAACAAACTCAACCAGTTTTTCAAGAGTCTGCTGCTGGTTCAAACCCAAACGGCGCTGCTGTTTTACCAGGTCTTCAAATAACTGGTCACCAATCCCGACAGCGCCAATGGCTGCAGCCTGTGCCTTCAGGTTTGCTACGTCACCAGAAATACCCTGTTTGTAATCGGTTGGGTTTTCCAGTTCTTTGCGAAGATCGTTAATGTATGTCGCACTATTGTTAACCCACCAAGGGCGCTCTTCCAACTCCAGGAAAAAACGTTCCTTGCTGATTTTACCCTGCGACTCATTAAACCTACGGGCAAAGTCAATAAACCAGTTCTTTAAATCCTGGTCCTGCTCCATGATGACGTAGGACTGTCCGAAAAGTCTAGCAATTTCTTCTCTGCCCTTAGGCTTAAAATCGTTTTTCTTTCCCTTGCCACCGCGACGACCGGGACGCTCAGGTGCCATTTCAGACATTCTCCTGCATCCTCCTGTTCAGGGCCTCATCAAACCAAGACATCAAAGTAGTAGCCTTCTGAAACTCTTGATACTCTGGTTTCTTTGCTAAAATGTTTTCAATAATATCTTGGCGACCCTGAGCGGTAAGGCCCTGCTCAGTTGTGCTGAACCCTGTACCGCTGCGAGTTATTTGGGGTTGCTGTATTTCGGCTTTGCGCGTGCGATTAAGGATTCTTTCAAACTCTTGGTCGGTAATGCCGCGCCCAAGCATCTCCATAGAAACTGCATCAGCAGTAGCACGAACATCGGACTCAGCCGCTACAGTGCGGGTAGCAACCGGACCGCGATATCGTCCGGCAGTGTCTTCTTCTTTCGGTGGTGACGTTGATGCGTACCAGGAAATCCAATCCCAAAATGGCCTGTCGCCACCGGAGTTTTTGTATGGAACGTAAACCTCGGCGGCCAACTGAAGTGCACTCGCAACATAAGCCGGATATTTCGCGTTTTCCCTTTTCAGAAATGGGGTTGTTGTTAAAACATCAACAACTGCGTCATACTGTGGATCACGATTTGCGCCCATGGCATATACGGATGAAACAATTTGGCTTAGGGGTAACTGGTCAACTTTTTCAATAGTCGGCCTTGCACCCGTGTACGGACCCTGGACTGGGACAACTCTTTTGCCAAGAAAAATAAGAGGGTCTTTTGCTTGATCAGTACTAGATTCGGCGTCCGTGATCCTTCTTGCTTCTTCCCTTACCCTAGCCATAAGGTCGTCGTTCACGAAATCTCCCTAAAGTCATCACGGTCAAGATACTGGTCATAGAAGTCAGCAAACCCAATATCCTTCTGCCTCATCTCAAAAGCAGCCGCATATCCAAGTTCCTTTATGGCACGCCTACGATCAGGGTCTTTCGTTTCGGAAAGAATCTTTGCCAAGTCATCACGCATAGAAAGATAATCAGCAAGCATAGACATTGTTTTATCTTCGTTAATGAGTTCCGCGTTCTCAACCAGAATGCGTGCCCCCTGAATGAACAATGGCAACTTGTCGGAATAGTTATCCCGCTCAATACGCCAACCCTCGTAACGATTACCTATCTCAATCTCTGCGTTATCAAGAAGTTCCTTCAGCGGCTTTGCTGCCTCAACCTGCAGGCTGGAGTATCCGCGACGGATAGCCTCATCTTCAAGGAAGTCCTTAATTTTCCAGTATTCGCGCCAACCGTCAGCGACCTCATTATTGTAAACAAGTTCACTTGGCTTCAGTTTTCTACGAATTTGAGTTTGACCTGGGCCAAGGCGTTTTGCGGCAAACTCACCGTAAACTGCATACGACCACGGCTCGTCAAAAGAACCCATGTTGCCAAACATTCCAACAAGTTCAGGATTCAACTCATACAACTTGTCAACAAGTTCAGGATTCTTGGTAATTCTCTGCCAAGTCTCCAGATTGGGTCGCAACTTTGTTTCAGTCAGGGAACCGGAGCGGGTAATAGCAAGAATTGCATCACCAAAATCTGGGAACTTGTCCTGAAACGCCTTAATCTTTTCGCTGTAAGTCAACGATTCATCGTCAAGAAGTTTGTTCCAAAAGTCACGTTGCGGTTGGTACGGAGAACTAATAGTTCCCTGGAACGCCATGAAACCGGCAGCACCAATCTGCCAAGTCCAATAACGCTCTGCTTTCTTCTGAATTCTACGCATATCGGCATCTGTTATGGTTCGACCATCCAACTGTGCCTTGATATACTCATCTTCGAGAATCTGATTGTACATAGTAAGGTAAGCGCCATCAGAATCCGTTCCATTCCACATTTGCTTTAAACGGCGACCAAACGTAGGTATTACCGCCTCAATTAAATCCAGATTCGGGTTGGCCGATGGGACAATCTGTGCGTACATTTCGTCGCCAAGAGCGTTGCGAAGAACCTCTGCATCCTCGGGCTTACCCCGAAGAAACATGGCAATCGGAATTCCAACAGCGGGACCTATGCCAGCAAACCACCACTCGGCACCCGGCAAAGCGGTATTAAATGTTTGCTGACGAAAACGCATATCTTGTCCCGGAAGGAACCTGTTGAACGGGCCAAAATCCTTTTCTAAAAATCGCCCAACAATTTCTGGCATCATGACGAAGTTGCCTTCGTCCCGAAACATGTTGCTTCTCTCTACAGGCTCCCCATACTCGTTAAACACGAGGCCAAGATTGTTTGGGATGTTCCAGAAAATGTTTCCGTAGCCAGCGATAGCGGGGTTATCCCAAATTATTTTCCCCCATGTGCGAATGCTATTTTCCCAAGCCGGGAAGAACGGGGAAACAAAGCGCAGCATGTTCGCCGCATTAGACAAACGCTCAACCGTGTACATTGTTTCCCGCGTTGCCTTCAACGCTGCACGGTGTGCACTCTTGCTTATGCGATTCTGAACAAGTGGCAACGTAATATCAATGCCATTATCAAGGGCGTTACTGTACAGTCTACGCTGTTCCAGTTCAAAAATCTCCGCGTAGAAAGGATGACGAAGCATCTTGTTTTCTGGTATTGTACCAAGAATATTCATGGCGGCAGTAGTGAAACTATCAACCTTGCCCTTGGCTTTCATGAAAACATTAGCGTCAGAGATGCCATCCTGAATACGTCCAGGAATTGCCGGAAGGTCTTTGCCCTTAAATCCGGCAGCGACTTCTGCCGGTGTTAATTCGTGGTCAAGAGCCAACTGACGAAGGCCAGTATCTTGCGGCATCTCATTATCAAGGCGACGAATTACACTCTCAATGTAAGAATCAACATCCTGCTCACTACGAAGCGGGCGATCCTTAGTTGATAGTTGTTTCCGGTAATTCTTCCCAGCATCAGACATGAGAAATGCTTTAATCTCTTCAACTGGACGATCCTGTAGAATCATTCTACCAACCGGGTCTGTCCTGTAGCGCCGGTTAATTCTCAAAGCAAACTCATCAAAGTAAGTTTGCATATCTTCTGGTTTCAATTTCTTGGGATCAAGAGTTTTGAAATCCGCCGACGCTTCTAGGGCAGCAACACGCCTGCCAACAGCAGCATCAAACGTCATGTACGTTGTGCGGTCCGCTGATGCTGCAAGAAGAGCGATAGCCCCATCCTGCCCCTGGAACGCACCAGGCATCTCCATGCCATCGCGCATAATGTTTGACCTACGGCCAGTAATCTTCCTCTTGGAGGCCGCTTTACGGGCAAGTTCAGTTGCGGCTAGAACTTTGGCGCTAATATCATCAATTTCCCTGAGAATTGAATCCTCAACGCTGATAATATCCGCAAGTTCCGGCTGCATCGGTTCATACTTTTTTGTACGAACCTTGTCATATTTTTTGACAAGTTTATCGTGCTCTTTTTGCAGCGAATTAATTTCGGTTTGAACATTCTTTGGAAGGGCTGTACTGCCGGGAATGGCGTTTGCTTCACGCAGGACCCGCATCCTATCCTGAATGTCTTGCATGCTATCTTGCAATTTTTGCATCTCGGGAAAACCAGCATTGGTTCTGGTTTCCTCTATGATCAACCTGGCATCAGCAAGATTCTCGTAGGCATCCATAAGCCTACGTTCCTGGGCACGCATACCTTTAACGCCACGACGCGCCTTAGCGTAATACAGTGCGTTACCGGGAAGTCGAAGCCAAGCCTGAGGATTTGAAGCAATCAAACCAAGCGTTGCGAACGAGCGTAAGGAGCCTTCAAGAAGGTTACGTTGCGTGTAGCCGAGACGCAGAAGTACGCTGACTTTCCACAGACTGTTCAGATAGTCTGCCCCAACAACAAGATCATCCTTGCCGCGAAGCCACGAGTTGTTTTTGATAACGTTTCTGAATTCTTTAACATCAAGCAGCGGTGCGGCCTGATCCAACTCTCCATAAAAGTCTGGAACCTTTACCTGCTTACCGGTGTCAGGATCAATGTAAAAGTTCGTTTCACTTTTGGAAATATTTTCTAGTGCAGCGCCACGCCTACGAACGTAACCGTTGTAAAGTTTCTTTGCAACCTTCGGAGACAAATCCATTTCTTCAGAAAGAATTGAGACAACCCTGGCCTCCATCGCTGCCAGAACATTCTTTCTGTCAGTAACGGTACGTGCCATAGCAAAGTCATTAAGAAACATTGCGGACTCTTGCTGACCAAGCGGAGACTTAGTTAGCCACGCGGTCACCTCATTAAGAGACTCCGCCCCGTCCGCACCGTCTTTCAAGTTAACGATACCGTTAGGCGTTCCCTTACCAAGCCACCTAATAACTTCAAGCGGGCGGGAACCAGCAACACCCTCAATCGTGTCGTACACGAAATTTCCGCGAGACCTTTGAGATGGTGTTACCGGGGTACGCTTGAATGCGTTATTCTCAAACTGTGCACGGTTAGCCCCAGTTCTCCAGGCACTAGCGGCACGCACACTCATGGGACTGACAGTGGAACCAGCACGCATAATCATCTGCCCAGAAGTAACCAATTCAGGGTATTCTGAAAGCATCTCATAAACCCTGCCGTCACCAAGTCTCAACTGGTCATCGGTCAGTGTTATGCCAGCCGTTGCCGTGTCGTAAAGGTTCTCCCCCACCGGTGCCATCGTGTCAACACTGATAGCGTTAGCGGCAGCCTCATAGAACTCGTCGCTCTGTTGGCGAAGTTGCGCCCACGACGCCGGATCACCAGCCATGGCGCCAACAAGATACGCCGCCGTTATGGGGTCCTCAACGCTGGTAGCACCAAGAAGTGCACGAGCGTCACGGGCATTCGTTGAGGACTTTACCCAGGGATGATTGGCAAGTTCGTCAGCGTTCTTTTCCAAAACCTCAATAAGATACTCGCCCTGGGCGTTAATCCTGCCACTAGACCTAGCGCCCTCAATACCAAGTTCCTTGATAGCCTTTGCTTGATCGTCAATGGTTGAGGCAAAGTCTCTGATCTGTGTCGTTGTGCGAAGGGCTTTGTTTGTTACTCCACCAAACTCGCCAGCCTTAGTTCCGAACCTAATAACGTTGCTGACCTTACCACCGACAATAGTGGGGTCTGCGGCCACAAGCCAAACAGCGTCAGCGAAACCTGAACTGATCTGACCCATGCCACCAGATTCAAAAGCAGCCTTACGGTCTTCTTCGCTCAGAATATCGAAATCTTTGCTGTACAAAATGTTTGCAGGGTCTTGCTGTTGACCAATAGCATTTGTGATTGCATACGGAAGTGAGGTTGAGACGTTAATTAACCATCCCGTTGCGCCTGACCTGGCGTTGATTGCTGCGTTAGCGGCAACAACCTGCCCAAGGCTAATGTTTTGTGACTGCTCCCAGTCAAGTGTTTGGATTCCGCCAGGAAGAACGGACATGAGGGCGGCACCGAGATGGTTCATCTGCTCGCTGCCCCAGTTCATCACATTAATGGCAGTTTCGGCGGCAGAAAGCGGTGCGCCCAAAGCGGTTCCGACAGTTTCCCTGTACAGTGGAACATTACTCATCCAGCCAGATGTTCCACGGATAAGACCACCCATGTCGTCGGGAACAATATTGTCCATGACGTTAAAGAAACCACTAATTAGTGAACCGTCAGTGGCCTCTTGCGGAAGTTGATCCTCAATTTTGGGAACATCCGGTCGATCAACAGGGTACTGTTCCCCAAACTCTGTTGGATCAATACCAACACCAGACTTCTTATTGGCCGGAGCGGGAAGACTTTTAGGGGAGTATCTTGAAACAGCAGAACTGAATTCCTCAGGATTAAACTTTACTTTTCCGTTAGCCATCACGAACCCCCAGCCGGTCGCGTAATGGTGTCCAAAAAGTCACCAAGGTCTGCGTCATTCTGCCAATTAACCATTGCCAAACCCCAAACCAGGCCCACATCTTGCGTACCTAGTTTGTTAACAATAGTGTCTACGTTATCCACAAAACGTGGCACTAAACCCCGCCCTGTGCATTACGTAGATGACGAACAAATCTTTTAAACCCGTCCGGTGTGTTTGGGTCTTGCGCCATGACCATCAAATCTGGCATGTACCTAGAAAGAAGTTGTGCATCGTTTTGAGAAATGTTCAATCTTCCCGGCGATGTGGGTGGGCCTTCCCCCGGTCCGAACGGTGCACCAGCAGTAACCGGCTCATCGGGACGCTGCGTAGGCGAAAACAACGGGACAGGACCACCCATACCGCCACCACCACGCCCCTGACGGGGACGCGGGGCACGGGCAGTAGTCTGACCAGCAGCAGACATAGGAGCCTGACCCTGCAAAGTATTAAACTCCGCATTCTCACCATAAGGCATACCAGTCATCTCAGCCTGAGTCTGCTGAGGACCACCATCCGTACGCTTCGACAAACGACCAGGACCAGACACAGGAGCCGGTTGACCTGGAGTACGACGACCACCCTGACCGTTAGCCATTATCGTCCTCCTCCACAAACACTATACGCGGATCAACAAGTTCCCTATCAGGAATCGGACCGAACTCGTCCTCATCCTCATCCTCTTCAAACGTCCCATACTGGGCAAGCGTCAACATAGACTGGTCAAACAGTTTACCCATCCGACCAATCATGTCATCAGCAACATCAGGCGACCAGGCCATACCCTGCGCCACAATCGCCAAATGCAGGTCCAGGTAGGCAACGTGGACACTCATATCACGCGCTGGAATCCTCATCCTCATTGCCT